TCATGTTTGGAGTAGACGATTATCCTGTCAACGAATCTTGTGAACAGGTCACCGTCAAACTCTTTCAGATAATCCGAATGCCTGGCAAAGTCATACAGCGCCTTTATCTCCATTTCAAAGGAAAATATCTCGCCTTTTGAACTTGCCAGCCGTTCTTTCGCTTTTGCAAGTTCATCGGCTTCCCTCGCAAGAGCAAGGTTCTCACGGCTGTACACCGCAGCATCAAGACATCCCTTGGTCATGACCTCCAGGAGTTTTCTCATGCTCTCCCTGTTCTTTTCAAGCTTTTCATCCACTTTTTCCACGTCCATACAGTCTATTGTCCTGTTCTTTTCCGTAAGTTCGATAAAGAACGGTTTCAGCATTTCCTCGCTTGCATAGATCAGCTTGTTCATCATCAGTGTGAAGGCAAGTTCCAAAGCCTCGTTCTTGACCGTATCCATAGAGCATCTTTCCTTATGTTTCAATGTCTATACTGAGTTCATGTATCATTTTTACCTCCATAACAAATGAGCGGCAGAGGATGATCCCTGCCGCAGCATTTCCATTTCTATTTCCCGTTCAACCCGGTCAGCTTGAGTTTTTCTTTTTTCATATACTCTTCCCATTGCTCATCCCTGATGACACGGCGTATCTCACGTTCCGTTTCCACGGCCTTTTTCTCACGCTTTTCTCTTTCATCACGGACATCATTTCTTATGCATACATATGCGAAGAACAGTCCTATGAAAATAAATAGGAAAACAAGTATCATGCACAGGACATTCATTACAATATTGAACATTTTTTACCTCTTCTTTCCCGGAGCGGCATTAAGCCGCCCCGTATACATTGACAATGTTTGACTAATCAAGGAAACCTTCATCTTCATCCGCGAAATCATCCTCAGCGCTTATTCTGCTGCCGAGAGGCTCGCCGTCTTTTATCTTCTGGAGATTATTGAGGCCACAAGCTATGCCCCTGTTGCCGGAAGAGTTGAAAGCGTAAAAGCTGATCGATGCTCTGCCGTATACCCCGGAATACACTTCCGAATGATCAATGATTTCCTGTCTGTCGGCATCTACGATGCCGGGGGCTGTTGTGGAATTTGCGTTGACAAAATATGCATTCGCATACGCGGCATCATCTGGTCTTTCAAGGTCACCGTCACGAAGCGGTGTCTTGATGGCATCAAGCGCAGGAACGCTTCTGCCGTTTCCTTTCAGTTTCCCGCTGCCTTCCTCATATGCCGCCTGAATCGCAGCCTTTACCTTTGCGACAGTCTTTTCATCACTCTTTGGTATGATCAGACTGACACTGTACTTAGGAGTCCCTCCGTTGATTGCTTTAGGCTCCCATGCGTTACAATAACTCCATCTGGTCCCTGTTCCTGTGATTACCTTTGTTGGATTCTTCAAATTTGACATTTTATTTTCCCTCCTGAAAATCTTCCTGCGGTGTGCTTACTTCTATTGCCGGTCTTTTATCGCTCTCCGGCACGAGCGTTGGTTTGCCGGGCGGCTTCGTCACAAGACCGCCGAGTATCTCCTCGAACTTTGTTTTTCCGAGCATTCTGGTCATTGCAGTGATGCCCAGCAGTTTCTTCTCATAGGGATCGAACCCCGCATTGACGACTACCTGCGCCGCAAGCGTATCATCAGAGAACTTCCTGACTGAACGTCCTGCTACGAGTTTGTGATGTGTCCACACCTTGCCTTCCATTGCTTTCCGGAACGCGTAGTCTTTGATGTCGGATGCCCATGATGTGAGTTCATCAGATCTCGTAAGGATGTCTTCTATCTCATCGTCCTCAAGCATTGAGGGATCTCTGAACTCATACCTGGCCATCTCAAGGTTCAACTCCGCGCGTTTACGGCACGTTGCCCTTACCCGGCAGAATCTGCAGTGGTCTCCAGCGACAAATTCGCCTTCTCCTGCTGATGCCAGCTTCGCAGCCGGAATCAATACATCCTGTCCCCATGAGAGCAGTTCATCTTTTGATATCTCCCATGTACTGACGTTGTCCCTTCTTGGCTGATAAATGTTCAGCGTCACTGTTTCGATATCATAGATTCCTTCATAGACATCAAGCGCTCCGAGACCGTAACACATGAGCTGCGTGTTTCTCTCAGCTGAAACTGCTATGCCGGTTCCATACTTCAGATCTGTTATCCAAAGCGTGTGATCTGCTGCAATGACGGAATCCGCCGTCCCGAAACCGCCCGGGATCCACCTTGAAAGATCAAGCTGCAGTTCTACATCAGCTGCAGGATCTTCGCATTCACTTTTGGCTTTCTTCAGTATCTCATCTATGAACTCTGCATACCCGTCTGTTGCTTCATCCATCTCCTGGTCGTAATATTCCAGTTCTCCGGGCGGGTCGATGGCATCTATGCCGAGAAGCTTTTTAGCCTTGTATTCTGCCAGGCTGTGAGCACATGTTCCCTGCATGGCATACTCTGAAAGCTTGTCGCCTGCAGCATGATTAAGTACTGCAGAAGGTGTGCATACCGTCCATCTGCCGCTTGATGATGCTGACAGGACCGCGTGTTTATCAGGCATCGGGCAGCACCTCCGCATCCGCAAGAAGACTCTTATACTCCTGCGGATCTATTTCTGACAGCTTATCTGCACCGTGTTTTTTGAGAAGTTCTCTGACCGCATCGGTGTTCGCTTTGCTTACCCTTGCCTTCTCTGCAAGCACTTTTCTTACATCTGTAAGTTTCAAAACTGTATCAGATGTTTCCTTACTCCCGGAAAACATTTTTTCCAGGGCATCAGCCGACTTTATGATCGACTCTCCCGCGGCGCGTATGTCAGATACGACAGACGATAATTCTTTGGACTGACTCATGTTTGCGTTCTCCTTTCATTTTTTCGATTTTTGACTCTTCAGCAAGGCTGAGTGCCAGGCGTTCTGTGGATCTGCTGATCCCCATGAGTATGGCTGCCAGATCAGCTTTGCTGTATTCCTGTTTTTCCCCATCCATAAGGCTTTCCTCCTTTCCACTGTTCAAAGGACAGTTATCTGAGAGTTGAGCAAAATGTTTGTGATTTTTATTTCTGCTCCCTTTCTCACTGTTCATAGGACAGCTTCAGAGAATTTCAGCAAAATACCACTGCAGCTTTTTACACTGCAGTGGTACAATTGTTTTAGATGTCCTCGCCGTGGCGCTCGAGAAGGACCGATATAGCCTTCCTTTTCCTATATGAAACCGTAGTCTGCTTCATGCCAAGTGCTTCTGCGATGGACCTATCAGAATAGCCATCATGTTTTAGTGCTAGAATGGCACGGTCCGTAGCGTCTAGTTTCTGATAGGATGCGAGAATTTCTTCATGAGTTTCTTTTTCGATGACTTCAAATTCTACTGAGTCCGGAGCTGCGATTTCCTGGCATTCATCCATCGTCTGTTCGAGAGAGAATGCCCTGCCATCTCTTGTACGAGGGCATTCACTACATTTCTTTGTGCAACGATTACCGCCGTCACCGATGCAACGACTAAGCCTTTCATTGCGCTTCTTATCCTTCCAGAACTCATGCAGGAGATATTCTCTTACACTTTCTGTGACCATAACCTCTTTGCCGTAATAGTTGAACGGCACCAATTTCCCTGTGTTTTCCTTGTTTTGCATTTTTTTGCTCCTTGTCCGCCTGGGCGATTGGCGGCAAGGATACAAAAAGGAGTCGATGAAACGCTATCCACCGGCTCCTATACCTAAAATGGCATGACAAGTCACGGTGGGTACATCATTAGCTTGCTCACATATAACTGTGTTCAAGCGTCCTATGTATCCCGCCGCCTTAATGCGCATCTCAGGCTTTGAGATTATATGGTTTGATACTTTTGTGACTGTCTCCCCAACGGGGAGGGAGATAAAAAGGTTGATTATTCAAATCAGTCTCTTTTCATCCCCATTACCGAGTTGCTATTTGTTTCTCGGTTTGGTCTGTGATAAAGCACTTCCAGCTACGGATTTAGAACTTTTTCCATAACGACCATCTTTCAGAATTTTGCTTGCTGTAGATGCAACCTTCTTTGAAGTCTGCTTTTTGTTCCGCGCCATTGTCCTCACCTCCTTCTTCTACAGAAATTCTTTTCTTTCGCCAAGAATTCTGATATAATGTATATAAATTTTAGACAGACCCTTTTTCTTTTTAGGTCACATTAATCTTACCAAAATGGCCTCTTTCAAAATCGGACTGGCTGGACGCTTTCGGACACTTTCGGACAAAGTAAAAATGCATATTTTTATTGCAAGGAGGTGCTTATATTTGAAATTCTCAGACTATGCCTTGGGACTATTCCCTTTTTGTTCTGCAGGAGCAAGCGAACCTTTCTATTTCATTGAATTAGTGGGGAATTTTATTGATGATGCCTCAATGGATGCCTGTAAAATTCTCAAGAGGAAAGAAGACACCAGATACCGTTACATCAAAGGGAATCGCAATATCAGTCAGCAAGACGCTCAGTTCATCTATGATCACAGAGATCTTGATAAATTTTCTGCATGGCTTGATGATCAAATGGATGCCTCCGATTCCTACGAGGCCGTATCAAAATGGCTTGATGACTGCAATATCAGTCATGACAACTATGATATTTCTGGTGCATGTGCCACTCTCCTTGAATCGATATTTCTTGATATCATTCATGGCACAAGTAGCACTTCTGACAAATCGACTGACTTTGATTATGATTTTGCTCTTGTAGATGAGATAAAGGGGAAAATCAAATCGCTTCCGCGGCCTACCGAATTACCAGTACCAGAAGAAGCGACTCCCGAAGAGCATGATTATATTTGTGAATTATACAACGCTTACGGAGATGCTGAAGGCAAGGATAGTTTTGACAAAACTGATTTATTATCATTTCCCGAGTATGAAGAAGACTTGGCAGACCGGAGAATTGACTATTATGCTGCTGAGTCAATCCATCGTGGTGTTATGGAACTTGGCAGCGGCAGTTTATCTGACCAGTTCGATATTCTAAAAGGTGAAACATTTGATGGTGTAAAAGATACAGCAAAACGCGCACACCACAACGGTTATGAGCGAATGCTTGCGGTCATGGAGCAAGCTGTAAATTTAGATGTCAAAGACTATATTCTCAGTGATTCACCATATTGGATTAGTGGAAAAATAAAGAAAGGTGTCTGCCATCAATTAGTTAATGACGGCAGACTTAAATGGGTAAAGAAGAAAAATGAGTAATACTAATGTACTTGGATCTCCTTTTGAAATGTCTCTTCGAATTCTTCTTATGCTCAATGAATTAAATGGCAAAGAATTAGACATTCAAAGGATGAGCGCTATTGATTTTATTGCCGTATATGCTGCTGATTTTAATTTACTTGATGAAAACCTACACGGATATGGTAATTATCGCTACAGTGAATATCCTGCACGAAAGGATTTAGTTTCAGCTGCGCTTAAATTACTTGTATTAAACGGAACTGTTTCTTTTGGGGCAAATCAAAATGGTTATATGTATAAAATAACTGAAAGTGGAAAACATTTATGCCTTGATTTGTCAGACTCTTATTCAGAAGAATATAGAATCGCAATAAGAGCAGTTTTCAAAAACTATGATTTGAAAAGCGATGCTTCCATGTTAAAGGATATTAACCATCATACCCTTCATTATCTTCAGGAGGACAAGCATGAATAGATTTTATATTGAAAAACTGGTTGTTTCCGGTACAGGTCACAAAGACTCAGTTATTAATTTCAAACCTGGACTCAATCTGATAGTTGGACCATCAAACACGGGAAAAAGTTTAATTGTTGATTGCCTTGATTATGTTTTTGGATTCACTCCAAAGCCTGATCATCCATCAAAAATCGTAGACAATAATAATGGATACAAAATAATATCACTACATTTAAGAACTAGCTTTGGAACAGTAGTTCTAGAAAGAGCTGTTGGTGATACTAAAATTTCAGTTAGTGGTACTGACGAAACAATCGAACATGATATATATAGTACAAATCACAATGCGAAAAAGAGCATAAACACTGTTTTACTACAGTTAATAGGTATTGATGAACCTCACAAAATATTATCCAGTGAATCTGGTAATACACAATCCCTAACCTGGCGTAGCATACTTCACCTATTTCTTATGCGACAAGCTGATATTGCAAGAGAAACCTCTGCCCTTAAGGCACCGGGCGGCTTTGGAAAAACTGCTTCTCCAGCGGCTTTACTATATTTATTAACAGGTCAAGATGCTGACAATCTTGAAAAACCAGAAAATCCAGAAGTGAGCAGCGCAAAACGTAAGGCATTAACAGATTATATTCGAGACAAAGCTGAACGTTCTTCAAAACGGCGTGCAGAGCTTGAAGAAATACTCTCAACGGCAGAAACTCCAAATATTCAAGATGCTATAAATAAAATCCAGGAAGAAATTGATACGCTTCAAAAAGAACTGGAAGCCGCCTCTTCTAAAAGTAAAAAACTGATGTCACAAATCTATGATCAAAACAGTAAGCTCTCTGAGTGCAATACTGTTATTCATAATTTTTCAATTTTGCGAAAACAATATCAGTCTGATATAAGGCGACTAGATTTTATCGTTGATGGAAAAATCAGTTTATCAGGAATACCTGTCAAAAAACACTGCCCATTTTGCGACAGCGAAATGAAATCTACTCCTAACCCACAATATATCACTGCTTCAGCTGCTGAACTTGATAAGATCAAAAAGCATCTTTCTGAACTTGAAGAAGCCCAAAATGACATTGAAAAGCAGCGAAAAAATCTTGTTGACACCATTTCCGAATTAGAGCAGCAAAAGGTTGAAGTGGATACGCTAATCTCCACAACTCTCAATCCACAGTTATCCGCTTTTCATGAACAGCTCGAAAGTCGACTTCAGCTAATGCGATTTGCTGGTGAATTAGAAGCAGTTAGGCAAAACGAAACGCAATATAAAAGTGAACTTTTTGAAAAGGAAACTGAAGAAGTTCCTGAAAATCCAAAATACAATATCTTCAGTTATTATGATTATGAAATTGTACACGGTTTCGAAGAAAAATTAGTGGAAATATTGAGCGCATCAAAAATCGGCGGTGCTACCACTGCTAGACTTAATATGACCAATTTTGATATTGAAATCGGTGGATTAGCAAAAGCAGTTTCAATGGGTGGTGGTTACTGCGGTATTCTTAACACAATCACCGCTCTTGCTATGAGTTCCTACCTTATTGAGCATGATTGCAAGGCTCCTGGCTTTTTTGCTGCCGATTCACCGTTAACGCAACTGTCAGAGGCTGATTATATTGAACAAAATAATACGATAAAGCTGAATTTCGTTCAATATTTAATTAAACATGCCTCAGAACGACAAGTAATAATAATTGAACAAAAGAAACGTATGCCGTTTATACCGGAAGATGATAATGATAAAAATATACATGTTATCGAGTTTTCTCGTAACAAGCGCTCTGGCCGGTATGGGTTTTTAAATGATGTCTATAATCCAGATGACGAATAAACCCTTAATTACTCTCAAAAAAATAGGAGAAAATATATGCATATCAGTTATGAAAAATTATGGCACGTCTTAATAAACAGACACATGACCCGCGAAATGCTTCGCAAAGAATGCAAAATCAGTTCCAATACCATAGCAAAACTTGGTAAAGGGCAAAATGTTACAACCGATGTTATTCTTCGTATATGTGTATATTTAGATTGCAACCTAGAAGATATCATGGAAATTGTAAAAGATTAAGGGGGCATACATGGCTAAAAAATATACACTAAACGTTGATACCGAAGCCGTTATATACTTATGCACAAAAGATAAGCGGTTAGCAAAAGTAATAGCTATGGTAGGCCCTATTGAATATGATTTACATGAGGACGGTTACAGGTTTCTAATTCATGAGATTATTGAACAAATGTTATCAATCAAGGCTGGTGCAAAAATTTACAGCCGATTAAATGATTTATGCAATGGAGATATCAATCCAATTACTATTAATACACTATCCGATGAGGAAATCAGATTATGTGGCACGTCAACAAATAAGATTTCATATATTAGGTGTTTAACAAATGCAATATTATGCAACAATGTTTCACTTGATGATTTCATATCATTTTCGGATCAGGAGGTTATAAATTATTTAACGAAGATCAAGGGAATAGGAACCTGGACGGCAAAAATGTTTATGATTTTTGTCCTAAATCGAGAAAATATTCTTCCATATGAAGATGTAGCATTTTTACAAAGCTATAAATGGCTTTACAAAACAAATGACGTTGATAAAAAAAGTGTTGAGAAAAAATGTGAAAAATGGAACCCGTATTCTTCAATTGCCGCAAGGTTTATGTATCGTGCATTAGATATGGGTTTTACAAAAAGCGAATTTCATTTATACAAATAGGAGGGAAAAATGCCAAGAGGAAAGAAAGCTTATCATGAAAATTTTCAACAATATGTTGATTTTATTGTTCATCATCCAGTTTATAGGGGGCTTCCAATCAAGCAAAAAAAAGATGGGTCATACGCCTTTGTCACTGCCAAGGGCTCCAAAATTGGCCAAGAACGATTAAGATGGATTGAAAAGAAAGCAGAAGAACTAGGTTTTACCATTGAGGATGGAGTTTATGCCAAAGTAATGAGAGAAATTCATCCAACAAAATATACAACATGCCAAATATGTGGACGTTCATTGTCAATATATTACATCTATCCAAATAAAAATGCTATTGCTGACATGTATAAGACTTTTAAGAAAAAATATTCCATTATTGACAGCATCAGTGATATTTGGGATGATTTATTAGATAATGGATATTCCGAAGAAAAAATATCGAAATATTTTTTTGATAAGTGTGATATAAAGGAAAGCCCTACTAACCTATCAAAGGACGAAATCATTGATAAATTAGAATATGCTTGCCGTGTGGACGGAAAAGCACTACTCGGCCCGGGAGCAATGTCTAATGCTCCTGACCGTTTCGATGGTTTTCATTCATACAACAGATGCTGCAGAAAAAAAGAGGATCGTGGTAGATGGGATTCTAATATGGACACATACAACCAAGACAGGAGAGCATATGAGCGTTGGAGCGATGGGAATATTCACGCTGCAAATAAATTTATGCGAAATGAAATTTTTAACGGAACTTCTGCAGATCACATAGGTCCTATATCACTTGGTTTTGTGCATGATCCAAGGTATTTACAACCTATGCCTGGCAATAAGAATTCTTCAAAACGGGATAGGCTTTCGCTCGAAGATATTGAGAAAATTATTGAAGTTGAAAACAGAACAGGTATATATCCTGCGTCTTGGTACGTAAAAGATATTTGGGAGTATATAAAAACAAATTATAAGGATAATACGGATAAAATTGAGTCTATTTACAGAGATTCTATGAAACAAAATATGACTAATTTCATGCATTTATTGTACCAAATCATTATCCATACTGGTGATTATGGCAAGGAATTATTAGCTGAATTCTTTTTACAGCCAAACTACCATTATTTTGAATATGACTATGAATTCAACAACCTTGGTGAAATTATTAAACAAACCCCACGTCACCGTACAGAACGTTCTAAAGGTGATATGGAAAGATATAAACGCATTGCTATAGATTCAGTGATTGAATATGTTGAAAAGGATAATAGAAATCTAAAACCCACAATATCAAAGCAAAATGAAAATGAGAGACTGTAAGCCATTTTGTGTAAACATAGTGACTTAGTAATATGTCAATCCTCCTGGATCAATGATAGAATAAAATTGATCCAGGAGGATTTTACTATGGCAAGACAAAGAAAACTTTCACCTGAA